TCCTCCGCCTTTTGCTTTATACATTTTTGCTAGCATCTGGGCTTTTCTTGCGGACCACTGTCCAGCCCGTCCACCCTTTGATCCAGCCTTGATCCTGTTAAAAAGATTTTTACGCATAGTTGGTTTAGTATAGTTACCAGCAGAATTAACAGTGGACTTTTTCTTTCCTGGTTTTTTAGCAGGCATTACTTTTTAGTTTTTTTGCCTTTCTTTGCACCCTTTTTCATTGGGGGTCTTCCTCTTGTTTTTCCGTATGTTCCTTTTCCTTGTGGCATGTTATGTACTCCTAAATTTTCTTACTACTCTATGATAGACCATATCCTTCATGCCCTTCATAGACCTTGTATGCTCTGGTAGTTCGTCCCATGCTTTTTTTCTTTCCTCCCGCGTTGGAAGGTCAGCAATGGTGTTGACGATTCCCATTTGCATAGATGTAAGATATACCAAATCTATAAAATTTTCATCTATATCACTAAGATAGTTCATACGCTCCTGATGGGATTTTAAAAGACTAATTCTATGTGCGTATTGTAATATGTTTATTTGACCTGTCTGATCTGTGTGCTTCACTTCTTGTTGTGCAGATCATGATTGTATAAAGCAAAGAACCCATAATGAATTACCTTAAGTATATCAGCCCTGTTCTTTCCTTCTTTTTTGCCATAGCGTTGTGCATATTTCATCACATTACCCATGCAGAACCCTTCACCGTGCCCACTATCCATTATGAACTCTGTGGCTTGAAACCTGTTTAATGAATAATGCTGGTCATAAGTCTTGTCCACATATTTTGCAAACTCTTCTATAAGATCTGCTTCGTTATATTTATAATCTATTTCTGTTTTTTTTCTTTGCATTCTTTATCCTTCTTTTTTTTCTTTTCCCCAAAAATCTTATCAAAGTTTTCATTAAACTTATCTTTATTGGAAACCCTGTCGCGATCTCCCTTTCCACCATGCCAGCCCCCAAGCCTTTCTCGTGTTGTCATAATTTTTCCTCAGTCATTTTCTATTAGTTCTACAAGTCTATCCAGTAAATCTGTTTGCTTCCCGTACCTTCTTTCAAATTCATTTTTAAAAGGATGCCGTGAAACATACATGTCATTGTTTGCACCCTCTCTGTGATGTTTATAACAAAGAGGTAAGGTTAAAAGATGTGCCTGCGGTTTTGTTTTTCCGTCAATGTGATGTATTTCTGCGGGAGAGTAACAACCATAAAACAAATGACAGACTACACAGCCAAAATTGGCTATGGAATCCATCCACTCTTTTTCTTTTTTAGTTGGTGATCTTCCTCGCATAGTCCTTAAGTAACATTTTGTTATTGTTTGTAACGTATTCCTTGTATGTAATTTCAGGTTCGTTATGTTTTCTTCTCTCAGTTTTGCACTCTTCGTACATCATTTTGCAATAATCTTTAAAGGTATTATGCTCCATATCTATTCCTCTCTGATCTTAGGTTAGCCATTTTTGTTCTCCACTCTTCAAACTGCATATCAACAGCCTGCTTCTCTGTCTGCAAAGCATCAAGGCTAGCCTTAGCACCTGCAACGTGTAAGGATGCCTCATAATAGCTCTCAGTAGCCTCTGCTTTAGATTTTTGAGCATTGTAACTACGCTCTCCATCCTCCTTGGCTTGGCAAAGCTCTATCCAAAAAACTCTTTTAAGATTTACTTCAGACTTAAGCACGTTGATTCTTGCCTCAGATATTTTTGGTATAATTGCTCTTAGTTGTTCGTGAAAGTTCTCAGATCTGTCCATATTCTTTTCTTCTCCCGAATGCGATGTCTGCTGGATCAAGGAACTTAGATCGACTTCCATCGAACCCTAGCTCAAACTCTCCTAGCTCACCCATTCTATTTTTTCTTACTATAACCTCTGAGTTTCCTGTTTCAAGTGAATCATAATAATCACCCCTGTAAAGCATGATTACCATATCAGCATCTTGTTCAATAGAACCAGAGTCCCTTAAATCTGAAAGAACTGGTCTCTTATCCGTTCTCGACTCCACACCCCTGTTTAATTGAGATAACGAAATTAGCGGACAACCTACGTCCTTTGCCAATCCTTTCAGAAGATTTGAAATATAAGTCATCGAAGCAGTTCTGGAATCAGAGTTGCTTGGTGCTTTATTTGATGTCATTAGTAGTTGTAAATAATCTACTACTATTAAATCTATATCCTTAACCGCTTGTATAGATTTAGTTTTATTAATTAATGTTTCTATTGTAATTGGTGACTTATCATAGACATATAGATTTGTTTTAGATAACTTTTCTTTATGGTCCCTGAAGGTTGTCCACTCTGTCTGGCTCATTCCTCCAGACATCATCTTGTCTATTGTTAGACCAGAGTCTGAGCTTATAATCTTTTTAATTAACTGTTCGTTTGTCATTTCCAAACTAAACATCAAGACAGTCTTACCTTTAAATATATTATGTGATGCTATGTTTAAAGCCCAAGTAGTCTTACCCATTCCTGGTCTTCCAGCCACAATAACAAGATCTCCAGACTTAAAGCCCTTGATCTTTTCATCTATTTCACCAAATCCTGTAGAAATAACATTTTGATCCTCTGTGCCAGCAAGCCTTATCTCTTCCTCAACACTGTCTAAAATATCAGAAACTGGTTTTGGAGTTCCAATGTTTTTTATAATTTTATTATCTATCAGGGATTGATTGACTTGATCTATCTTTTCCTCAATTGTAGTTCTTGACTCTACAATTTCTGGTATTTCTTTTGATAGTTTAAGAAGCTTGTTGTTAGCTGTCTTGTATTTCATTTGCTTAAGCCATCCGTCAAACCCAGCAGGGCTAATACAATAGGTTGCAGCATATTTTATTTCATCAAATAGAATATCATCTTTAATATTGTTTCTAAGAGTAACCATATCTGATGCACGAAGGTCTAGCATGGTTGTATATGCTTTGCCGTATGCAACGCTTTCAAACTCTTCTGGCTCCAAGCCAAGATCCTGTGCGTCCTGAAACTTTGCATGACTTAATATCATTGCACCAATAACATTTGCTTCTAATTCATATATTTCTTTATCCATATCTTCTCTCTATGATTGCTTCAAACTGATTAATTCCTAACATTGTTGTAAGAGGTGGCTTCTTATCCCAAAAAGATCTTATCCATTTTCTATGACCGCTTGAGTTTGCTATTTGAAAATAACTAAACCAAAAATCTTCTGCTACTAAATCTATTTTATTTCCAGTCTTTGGCGAGACTATTCCTTTTCTCCCCAGTTCACGCAGTTCTTTCCATCTTGGTTGTGCCTTAAATGCGTTAGCACTATGTTGATAGAACGACTTGTCTGTCACCTCTTTAAAAATTTCATTAATCCTATCCAAATCTAATATATATATCTTTTTAGTATAGTCTTTAGTATTGTAGCCACCTGACGGCGGGGGGTAGCCAGCATATGGCGATACCTGTATTTTATAAAGATTGCTCGTGTTATCTCTTCTTTCCCAATCGACCAGCTCCATTTCTTTAAGCTTTTTTAAATTACTTTTTATGGCTGACAAAGACAAGTTTGTAAGCTCAGTTAATTTTTTGTGTGATGGATATGATTGACCAAACTCATCTGAGTAGTTTGCTAAAACTATTAAAATTAATTTTTGTGTTGAATTGACTTCAACCTTTAAAACTTTTGTGATGTATTCAAGTGACATGCTTTTCCCTCATGCAGACATTTAACTAAAAAAAATAATCATTGTAAAGTATTGTTTTAAAATTAATTAAATATTACAATCATTGCGGAGGTTTTATAATGACAAAACAAAAAATATACACAGCACTATCTAATGTGCAAAAACATATGCTAGCAAACCCTATTGCAAAAGAAGGTGTGAATAGCTATCAAAAATATAAATACAGAGGTATAGATCAGATCATACAATCTTTTTCTAAACCACTACACGACAATAATGTTCTTACGTTGGTCCAGCCAGACCTGAATGTATCAACTAAGTTTTTAGATGATGGTAGGTCAACACTAACAAGGGTTGTTGGAACTTTGAGGTTTGTTTGTACTGATGACGGGTCTTATGTAGACAGATCATATGTTGGTCATAGCAAATCACAACAGGGAAAAGATCTGGAATCTGCAAGGTCTTTTGCTTACAGAAATGCTTTACTTGAAACATTCTGCGTACCGTTTGAGGGTATAGAAGAGCCAGAGTTAGAGGGTGTTGATAAATCCTCACAACCTGAACAGGATCAAGATGAGTTTTCTGTAATAGAGGACTTCAAAAAAGAACTTAAATCTGCTGAAACTAAAGAACAGGCACAACAAATATTTAAAAACTATGACAAGGTTGCAGAGCTTAGTAATGATAAAGAAACAAGAGTTCAATTAAATCTTATATATAGCAAGGCGGTAAAATAATGGTGCAGATAAAACAAGGCACCCCTGCTTGGCATGATCAAAGATCTAACAGGATTACTGGGACAAGACTTCCAAAAGCTGTAGATGAATGTATCTGGACAAAGGGAGATCAGTGGGAGGCACTAGGAAGAGATATCTTTAGAGAGGCAAACCATTTAACACAGGACCCTTTTCCTCAATTTGCTATGTTTGCAATGAAGCACGGTACTGACAGTGAGCCCTTAGCCTTAAAAACTTTGGCTGGCATGGGATATAAAATAACACAGCCGTCTTTTGTTGTTCACCCTGAACACAATTG